GTCGCACATTTGCGATCAAGCAACGATAATTCTTCGTCATGATCGAGAACAAGCCCTAACCCACCAAGCCACTCTGGTAAAAACCATGGTAGCCCAGGATATCGGTTCAACTCTTTCGAATTGTATTTTATGAATCTTTTCTTCACGATTGGCCATAGCTCTTCTGGACATGTAGCCTTTAATTGGCGACTAATCTCACCTAACTGGTGAGCTCCATATTGAGCCGACCGTCCCCGACGATCTCCTGCCTCTTTTCTTCCCATCATTAAACCCAAGTTGACATACTTTTGTTCGACCCACCGTTTGGTGTAATAATCAAACTCAAAAATTCTTGAATTGATGGTACAAAAAAGATTAGAAAAATAAGTTTTCCCTACGCTGGAACTTAACCCTGCAAATGCTGTATTGACTTCCCAACTTTTTCTTAGACGCGTCTTATGACCTCTTAAAAGGCAATCATCGCCGTTCACCCTCAGAGGTGCGACTTTACCCGATTTTGGGTACGCGTGGTTGGTTAGCCGGAACTTTCGTCCCTTCGGATCAGCCTCTTCGATAGAGAGCCGACACAAGGCAGCATTAGCAATATTTAGAATTGGAAATGAAACAATAGAACCCATCAATTGTCCCTCCGTTTGGGGGTAATGGATACCATCTTCGACAAATATATGTCTCGTTAACGCTTTTAGCATCAACTGTTTCAAATTACCGAGAAAACCAACTGNAAACTCCTTTATGACTTCTTTAGGCATAGCCTCACCAATCTCGATCATTAATTGATCTAAGATGGTTTCGGTTACCCAGCCATGGAGTCGGTTAGTACTCGATACATAATCGCCGCTTAATGCGATTTCCCATTCTTCTAAGGTTCCTAGAATGTCATCAATGTCGTCTTCCGAGACTTCTCTGCTTATTAGAGCAAAGACATCATGAACTTTCAAGGTCCTCCACATCCAACGCTGTAATGGCTTCAGACATGTGTAGAGCAAAGGTGGACCCTTCGAAATAACACGAACTTTTAAAGGTTCAGGCAGGCCTACGGCTTCTACCAAGGGCTCTTCAAATTGAGCCGCTTTGAATATTTCAAGGAGTTCTTCCTTCCAAATTTTTCTTAGTCGTGAATCATCAGCCATGAGAACAGGGACCTCCTCAGTGAGTACTTCACCAAATAAATCTTCCATTTTCTTATGCTGTGTTAATTCCTCAAGACCTTCGAGTCCGTAGAGCTTCGATTTAACGCCAAACACCTTACAAGTGTCGACTCCGAAATCAAGACCATTTCCTAATTTCCCAAATGGGAAACGATCATATAGTTCGGCCAAAGCGCCAAGCTTCCCTCGAGACCAAATATAATTAGCCGAGGTACTCGGAAAGAAAGGTTCAAAATAGTCTGACGGAGAAATAAATTTTCCACCAAACAATTCAGAAACAGTCCTACGAAGGGCTCCAACAATCTTATCCTTACATACGTCTTTAACGACTTCAGGATAGAGAGCTTTACAGCCAGGTGTTACCTCACGAAATTCATCGAGAAGATACACTCCTTCCTCTGACGGTCTAGGGACTCCAGTTAACTCTTTACGAGTATCAATAACTGCAGCCTTAACCATAGATTCAGGAACATCAGGCATAGCTTTCTTTAGTTGCTGGGAAGAATCAACAAATCTCATGAACATGATCGGGTCCCGCTTACGGAGACTTCTAACGAAATCATCATACACACCGCCCAATATACAATTTGGAGACCATAATTGATTGTCTCCTTCTGGGTACTCAAGCTCTGGCTTGGGTGGTAGATCTTCGTTCCGAACATAGGAGAAATAAGTCGCAAATTTCCATTTAAGGATTTTAACCCACGACCCCTCTCCGTTCTTTGAGATAAGATTCAAAAACAAATGAATTGTTTTGTTAATTAAGTGGTTCATTCTACTGTAAAGTAAGAATTTGGCGTCGGTAAGTGTCCGACGGTGCTTTCGCACCCACTGTTGAGATCTCGGTTCCGGAAAACCGACGATAGTATGAAGTTCACATACTGCTGTAATAGCCTCTTTAATCCGATTAACCTCATCTAAGTGTACATGATACAGCTCGCTTAATTGCTTAGCTGTTTCTAGATCCTTAAGATTCTTTTCTGCATGAAGGATACGCTCCCTTAAAGGGCGTTTCTCTTTTTTGCAAAGAGTCTTTGGTGGATCAACACA